GTACTGGACAGAACAACGTACTAAGGATTGTCTATCTGGTGGTCTATGTATCGACTACAACTCAACAACTGGTGAGATTGCAATTGACGAAGTAGAAGCGGCATCATCACTAACAGTTGCGGAATCGCATGACGCGAACGCACTGGGTGGAGAAGCTCCTTCATACTACCGTATCAACGTCTATGACGCTGCTGGTAACTTAGTCAACTAATCAAACATTAGTGTTTATCAAGGGAGTCTTCGGACTCCCTTTTTTTTACTTCAAAAAACGTATAAATAGAAGGGTATAACAATTTCGGAAACTGACATGTACTCAACAAGCAGAGAAGAATTGATGGATTACTGCCTACGCGCTCTAGGGCATCCGGTGGTTGAAGTCAATATCGATGAAGAACAATTAGACGATCGTATCGACGAAGCGTTGCAGTGGTTCCGTGAAAATCATCCAGACGGTAGTAAGAGATACTACCTTAAGCACCAGTTGACGCAAACAGACATCGACAACCAGTACGTTGACCTTGATGACAGTTTGGACTTGTCCGCTGTAGTTCGTATGATTCCGGTCACATTTAACACTGTACACTCTGGTTGGTTCAGTGATGCATGGCAGGTAATGGCCTACACGATCTCAGACTTCACACGTAACGGCGGTATTCTTGGTGACCTTGCGCACTACGAACAAATGCAGCAGAACCTTTCGTTGTTGGATATGAAGTTGGGCGGTATGCCACAAATCACATTTGATCGACAGTACAACCGCGTCAATTTGCATATGTCTAAAAATAGACTAGAAGCGGCAGACTACATTGTATTTGAGGTCTACACAATACGGGATCCAGATGACTCTATCACAGAGTACAACTCATTGTGGAATCACCGTTTTCTAAAAGAATATGCGACTGCATTGATCAAGCGTCAATGGGGACTAAACTTAATTAAGTTCGATGGTATGGCGCTTCCTGGAGGCGTTACCATTAACGCACGTCTTATCTACGAAGACGCACTTGCGGACATTGAGAGAATTATCGAACGTTTTCGTATGGACGAAGACGAAGGTCCAATGTTCTTCATGGGGTAAGGTATGGCTACTAATCCATATATTAGTTTAAAAAATAGACAAGAACAGGATCTCTATGAGGACATTCTCATTGAGGCGATCAAATTCTATGGTCAAGATGTTTACTACCTGCCGCGTGAAGTGGTAGAGAGAGAAGATATTTTTCTAGACAGCATTCAGTCTCAGTTCTCTGACGCATATAAAGTAGAAGTGTATATCGAGAACGCAGAAGGGTTTGAAGGCGAAGGTGATCTGTTCACTAAGTTCGGTATCGAGTTGCGCGATCAGGCCACATTCAACATTGCACGTCGTCGGTGGAGACAGTTGATTGGAGACCGGCTTTCTGACGCACAGTTCCGTCCACGTGAGGGCGATGTGATTTATCTACCTCTATCAGAATCTTTGTTCGAAGTAAAGCGAGTCTACACAGAGTCTCCGTTCTATCAGTTGTCGCAACTGCCATTATTCCGTATGCAGTGCGAGTTGTTCGAGTTCTCAGACGAAGACTTCGATACAGGTATCCCTAGCATTGACAACATTGAAGCAGAAGGTGCGTTCCAATATGAACTTCAGATGCCTGGAAAGGTCGAAGGCGACGACTCTTATTACTTGTCTGGTGAGAATGTCTATCAACAGTTTGATAACTTCCGACTTGAAGGTGAAGTCACCACTTGGAACAGTGATACTCGTATGTTAAAGATAGCACACACAGGCGGTACAGATGGTAAGTATCACGAGTGGGCGACAGACAGGCCTGTTGTTGGCGAGAATGCATCATTGACACCCATCTCTGAAGAAGAGGGGATCAACGAGATTGATCGTTTGTCGCAGAAGGAAGTGTTTGACGATTGGGCAAATGACTTTGTTGATTTCTCAGAATCCAATCCGTTTGGAGATATATTCTAATGATGGGTGGACACTTTTATCATAGGCGAGTAAGGTCTTGCGTGGCCTTGTTCGGATCTATGTTTGATAACATTAATATTTTAAGAACAAACTCTGCAGGCAAAGTATTGTCGCAGGTGAAAGTTCCTCTATCTTACGCACCATCAAGATCATTTATCGAACGTCTAGAAGAAATGTCTCAGGGTGAAGAGGCAGAACGTCGTGTTGCATTAAAACTACCACGTATGTCATTTGAGATCGTTTCTATTACATACGATTCACAAAGACAGTTGCCTAAACTAAACCACTTTACCGTCTCAGACGGCAATAACCAAGCAGACAAATACTATGTCGGCGTACCGTATACACTTTCTTTTCAGTTAAGTGTTTACGCACGTTCTCAAGATGATGCGTTGCAGGTTGTTGAGCAGATTCTGCCATATTTTGCACCACAGTATACGTTGTCTGTCAAACCATTTGCTGACCTACCAGAAATCAAAGAAGATATTCCTATCTCTCTTACAAGCGTAGATTTTCAAGACGACTTCGAAGGCCCAGTAGAACAAAGACGTACTATTATATACAATCTGACATTTGATATGCGTGTGAACTTCTACGGTCCAGAAAGTACACATTCTGTCATTCGCGAAGTGAACACCAATATTAACCTTATAGATACTGGGGGTTTCATTGAAAACGTTCAAGTGACTCCAAATCCAATTGACGTGAGTCCAGATGTTGATTATGGATTCTCATCTTCGATAAATGATAATGACTTCACGAGTGAAACATGATGCCAGATCGCCGCAAACCACCAGCGCTATTTGACGAAGAACAGAAGAAAAACTTCGTACACGAGCAAGACTATGAGTACTCGCGAGATACTTACTATGACCTAATTGAGAAGGGTCGTGAGTCGCTTGAACTCATGATTGAAGTCGCAAGGGAGAGTGAACATCCTCGTGCGTTTGAGGTTCTGTCTGGTATGATCAAAGGCATCGCAGATGTCAATGACAAGTTGATGGATCTCAACAAGAAACAGAAAGATCTTCAGAAAGAAGACAAACCTGCCGAAGCAACAACTACTAATAATAATCTATTTGTCGGGTCTACTACAGAATTACAGCGTATGCTGATGGGTGATGAAAAAACTATAGACCACGACGAAGACGATGAGTAGTTATACAAAAAACTCCTACCTAGGCAATCCGTTAGTTAAGAAAGATGGCGTCGCAGAAGAATGGGATGCCAAGAAACTACGTGAGTATAAAAAGTGCATGAAGGACCCATCATATTTCTGCAAGAAGTATGTAAAGGTCATTCACCTAGACAAGGGCCTCGTGCCGTTCAAACTCTATCCGTATCAGGAAAAGATGTTTGAGCACTTTAACGATAACCGATTCAACATCGTATTGGCATGTCGTCAGTCCGGTAAGTCTATCAGTTCGGTCGGTTATCTTTTGTGGTACGCACTCTTTCACCCAGAGAAGACCATCGCGATCCTCGCGAACAAAGGTATGACTGCGCGCGAGATGCTGGCGCGTGTCACACTTATGTTAGAGAATCTGCCGTTCTTTCTTCAGCCAGGATGTAAGGCACTCAACAAGGGTTCTATAGAACTGTCCAACAACTCTCGCATCATTGCGGCCGCGACATCCGGATCATCTATTCGTGGTATGTCGGTCAACTTATTGTTCCTAGATGAGTTTGCGTTCGTAGAGAATGCCGCTGAGTTCTACACATCCACATATCCAGTAATCTCATCTGGTAAAGATACAAAAGTTATCATAACAAGTACTGCGAACGGTATCGGAAATACCTATCACAAGATATGGGAAGGTGCTGTACAAGGAGTGAACGAATACAAACCATTCCGTGTAGATTGGTGGGATGTGCCTGGCCGAAATGAAAAGTGGAAAGAACAAACCATTGCCAATACCTCTAGTTTACAGTTTGACCAAGAGTTTGGTAATACGTTTTTCGGAACGGGTAACACGTTGATCGAGGGTCAGGTTCTTCTTGATCTACGTTCGCGCGAACCACTTCGAAGGTTAGAGGGCGGCGACCTTTTAGTGTACGAAGAGACCCAAGCGAATCACCAGTATATAATGACCGTTGATGTTTGTCAAGGGCGTGGTCAAGATTATTCCACATTTAATATTATTGATGTAACCCAGCAACCGTTCAAACAGGTCTGCGTGTATCGCAACAATAGAATCTCGCCTATACTCTTCCCTAATATCATTTACAAGTATGCGACATTGTATAACGAGGCATATACGGTTATCGAGAACAACGATCAGGGAATGGTCGTTTGTGTGGGACTGTATCAGGATTTAGAGTATGAGAACATTCACCTTGAGTCCGCGATTAAAGCTGATGCGATTGGTATTCGCATGGACCGCAAAGTAAAACGTATCGGTTGCTCGGCAATTAAAGATATAATTGAAGGCGGTAAACTAGAGGTCGTAGATGAAAATACCATAATGGAGATATCTACGTTTGTGTCCAAGGGTCAGTCGTTCGAAGCCAGTGACGGTAATCACGACGACTTGATGATGAATCTAGTGATGTTCGGTTATTTCGTTGGGACGCAGGCTTGGGGTGACATCACAGAGGTCGATATTAAACGTATGCTATTTGATCACCGTATGAAAGAGATCGAGGACGATGTGCCGCCATTTGGCATCATAGATGACGGCAATCATTACGTGCCTCCACCAGAACCATACGACCCATATAGTATGGGTTGGGCGAAGTATGATCCCGAAGATTGGTGAAAATCACTATATTATAAATAGATACATTGATAGAATTATCTCGTATTATGATCTCTTATTATACCTTAACAAAAGGAAACTATTATGGCTCTTAAATTTTCAGAGTCACCAGCAGTAACTGTTCGTGAGATTGACCTAACTGGAGTTGTTCCATCGGTCACATCTACTACGGGCGCTTTTGTCGGTGACTTCAACTGGGGCCCTGTAAACACGCCTGTTCTTGTCGGTACAGAATCAGAACTAGCGTCCACTTTCGGGACTCCTCTCGCGGGAGATGCAAATGCAGGTGATTTTTTATCTGTCGCGCATTTCTTAAAATACTCTTCAAGCGCTTTCGTTGTACGCGCTGCTAAAACAGGTTCTGTAGTTGCATCTGCATCACCATTTTTTGCAAAATACCCAGGCGCATTAGGCGACATTATTGTAGTAGAGGTTTGTGACGACTCTTCATGGTCATCAGATCCAAATAATCCTGTTTTGGATTCAAATGGAGATCCGGTCCTAGATTCGGAAGGAACTCCAGTTTTGGGACCTTGGCCTTACCAAAGTTATTTCTCTTCTGCTCCAGAAGGTGATGAATTACACGTTGCCGTAGTTGTAGATGGAGAGGTTGTAGATACATTTGCATATGTTTCAACCGACTCAAATGATAAACTAGACAATGGTTCAACTAACTTTGTTGCAGAAGTTGTTACTTCAGGTTCATCTTGGGTAGATTTGTCAGGCATTCCAAACGCTGGTAAATATAGCCTATCAGGCGGATTAGACGGAGCCGACGGAGCTGCGCCAGAATATGTCGCTGCATACGGCGTGTTCGGTGATAAAGACACTATCCAGATCGACTTCTTGGTTCCACCAGCGGGCGGTGATGCACTTACAATTCAACGCGAATTAGTAAGTATCGCAGAACAGCGCAAAGATTGTATCGCAGTCGTTTCGCCCGCAATAACTGGTAAACCAACTGTCGTAGATTCAATGCTTAATCACGTAGAATTACTATCGCAAAACTCATCATACCTAGTTGTCGACGGCAACTGGTTGAAGGTCTATGACAAGTTCAACGATAAGTACGAGAACATTCCAGCGGCATCATCAACTGCAGGCATCATGGCTGCAGGTGACGTAACAGATGCACCTTGGTTCTCACCAGCAGGTTCACGTCGTGGTCAATACTTGGGTGTCACTGACATTCTAGTCAACCCATCTAAGACAGACCGTGATCGTCTATACAAAGCAGGTATTAACCCAATCGTCAGTTTCCCTGGCCAGGGCATTATGCTTTATGGTGACAAGACTCACCTATCGCGTCCATCTGCATTTGATCGCATCAACGTACGTCGTTTGTTCCTAGTTCTAGAACGCGCAATCTCTGCAGCTGCAGAGAACGTATTGTTCGAACTAAACGATGAGTTTACTCGTGCAGAGTTCTCAAACATCGTAGAACCATTCCTACGTGAAGTTCAGGGTCGTCGCGGTATCACCGACTTCCGTCTTGTTTGTGACGAAACAAACAACACGCCAGAAGTTATTGACCGCAACGAATTTATCGCATCTTGCTTCATCAAACCAGCACGTTCAATCAACTACGTAACTTTAAACTTCGTAGCTGTCCGAACTGGTGTTGAGTTTGAAGAAGTCGTCGGACAAGTATAAGGAGAATTATAATGTCATTAAGAGTAGACGATTTTAAAGCAAAACTAAAAGGTGGCGGCGCACGTCCTAACTTATTTCGTGTAACCCTAAATTTCCCAGCGTATGCTAGCGGTAACGCAGAATTATCTTCATTCATGTGCAAAGGCGCACAGTTGCCTGCATCAACAATCAATCCTGTCGAAGTGCCATTTCGTGGCCGTCAGTTGAAGATTGCTGGTGACCGTACATTTGAGGATTGGTCAGTTACAGTAATCAACGACACAGGTTTCGAAGTTCGTAACTCAATGGAACGTTGGATGAACGGAATGAATGGTCACACTGCAAACTCGGGATTCACAAACCCTGTTGCATATCAATCGGATTTAATCGTAGATCAACTAGATAAGGACGGTAGTGTACTAAAGAGTTATAACTTCCGCGGCGCATTCCCTAATAGTGTCAGCGCAATTGACCTATCTTACGATACAACCGATGCAATTGAAGAGTTCGAAGTAGCATTCTCAATTCAATACTGGGAGTCAAATACCACTAGTTAAAGGTATTATAAGTAAGTTTGATGGGGGTGTTTACTCACCCCCAATTTATTATAAGAGGATTCTATGGCAGACGAACGTAATATTTTTCAGGCATTCGGTTTTGAACTAAAACGAGTTCAGGGCAAGAAGGGTGAAAGTGATAAGACACCGTCGATCGTCCCGAAGGTCGATGAGGATGGTGCTGGATATGTCACAGCTTCCGGTTCATACTTTGGTCAGTACATCGACATGGACGGTGGTGCTGCTAAAGACAATGCAGATCTAATCCGAAAATATCGTACAGTAGCAGAACACCCAGAGTGTGACGCTGCGATCGAAGATATCATTAACGAGTCAATCGTTTCCTCAGAGCTGGGGTCGTCAGTCTCTATCAACCTAGACAAAGTCGAAGCGCCAGACAAAATCAAGAAAACCATCACCGAAGAGTTCGAAGAAATCGTCGGAATGCTCAACTTTGAAGAGCACGGCCACGATATGTTCCGTTCGTGGTATGTCGATGGTCGTATGTATCACCACTTAGTTGTTAACGAATCTAATATGAAGGCAGGTATTCAAGAGATCCGTCCTATAGACGCAACTAAGATCCGTAAAGTCAAAGAGGTGAAACACAAAAAAGATCCGAAGACTGGCGCTAAGTTAGTCGATAAGGTTAACGAGTTCTATATCTACCAAGATAAGGGCGGCGCTTCTACAGGCATCAAGTTAACGCCGGACTCTATTTCGTATGTCACTTCAGGTCTATTAGACACGTCGAAAAAACGTGTGCTATCGCACCTACAAAAAGCAATTAAGCCGGTAAACCAATTAAGAATGATGGAAGACTCTCTGGTCATCTATCGTTTGTCTCGTGCACCAGAACGTCGTATTTTCTATATTGATGTGGGCAACTTACCAAAGGGTAAAGCAGAGCAACACATAAAAGACATCATGTCGCGTTATCGTAACAAAATCGTTTACGATGCGAACTCTGGTGAAATCAAAGACGACCGCAAGCACATGTCAATGCTCGAAGACTTCTGGTTACCGCGTCGTGAAGGTGGTCGAGGGACAGAGATAAGTACTCTGCCAGGCGGCGAAAACCTTGGTCAGATCGACGACATCATTTATTTTCAAAAGAAGTTGTACCGTTCATTGAACGTGCCGCTGAATCGTTTGGAGCAGGAGACGCAGTTCTCTCTAGGACGAACGCAAGAAATCAATCGCGACGAAGTTAAGTTCCAAAAGTTTATTGATCGACTGCGCAAAAAGTTTGCGCACCTATTCTTGGGCGTCCTAAAGAAGCAGTTGATCCTAAAAGGTGTCTGTACTGAACAGGATTGGGAATCTTGGAAGACAGAGATTCAGATCGACTATATTAAAGACAACAACTTCGCTGAGATGAAAGAGGCGGAGTTATTGCGTGAGCGTCTGCAGACTATGGACCAGATCACTAACTATGTTGGGGAATACTTCTCGCGTACGTGGGTTATGAAAAACGTCATGATGTTCGATGAGAAAGACATCGAAGAAATGGTGAAAGAAATTAACACCGAGACAGAGGCGTCCGGTGGTGAAAATGAAAATGAAGGTGAATAAAAGGTAAATTTATGAATGATTTAGATGCTGTACTAGACCAAGAAGAAGTTGTAGATCAAGAAGTCGAGGTTGCTTCTGAGGAAGATGCAATCGATCCTCTGCGCAGTTTTGTTGACTCGCTACAACAAGGAGACTTTACAAACGCAGAATCTTTGTTTAAAGACGTGTTGGACGATAAGGTACAGGATTCATTAGACGCTGAGAAAATTGCGGTTGCTGATCAGATCTTTAATGGTATTGAGCCGGAAGAGATGGATCTAGAAGACGAAGTTGAGGTTGACGATACTTCCGAAGTTGAATACGGCGAAGAAGCTGAAGATTTTGGTTCTACAGATTCTGAATTGGAAGAAACCGAAGAGTCGTGAATATAGTTAAAAGCATGTGTCACATATGGATAGGGCATTTAAGCCCACCATTGCAGTGGATGGACACTTGGAAAGAAAAACACCCTGACTGGGACTATTATATTTTTACAGATGAGATGTTACGCGCCAGACAATGGCACAATCAACATCTAATCACAAAGTATTATAATCAAGGGGCGTACGCAGGTGTTGCGGACTTAATCCGATACGAACTGTTGTATGAACAAGGTGGGTTTTTACCGCCAGCTGATGCAGTTTGTTTACGTAATACGGACGAACTGTTCACTGCGCCTGCGGATCATGCGTATACTGTATTTGAGAGTGAGACTATTGTGCCTAACTTTATCTCACCGATACAGGCGTGTAATCCAGAGAATACGTTTGTGAGGATGTTGATTGACGAACTGCACAAATTAAGACCGGAAGACTTGGACCCTAAACCGTATAAGTCTACGGGTAATGAATGGTTGTCACAATTTGTACCAGATAAAGAGAAACACAAACTGGTAATATGGCCGTCACACTATTTGATACCGAGACATTTTAAAAGGAAACATATCTATTATGATGGTCCAGATCCGGTTTATGCCGATCAAATGTTCGGTAGCACAAAGCAC